CGCATGATCATGCTCCCATTGCTCAAGCTCTTGCGCCCGGTCAGCCTTCAACGCAGTGAAGCGCGCCCGCATCTCCTCTTTCAGCGCATTGACCTTCGCCCTGGCCCGAGCCGCTCGCAGTTCCAGATCATCCGCGATATCGATCAGGGCGTGCAGTTCCTGAAGCGGGGTCAGGTCGGGAATCTCCACCTCATTCCGACAATCGTAACCGATGTCGCCGCACTCTGAGCAATACAGATCGCCCGTATTCGGCCCATCGCTGGCGTCCCAGCTTTGCGTCTTCACATTCCAGTAGAACGTCCCATCAGCAGTGATGCAGTGGGTGGCGTCCGGCGCGTCCGGGTCGCCGCAATTGGGGCAGTGGTAGGTGATACGGGGCATGGTGCAGACTCCTTTTAGGCGGGCCACCCTGGCCCGGACACCGGAAAGGGTCCGCACCCTATGGGCCGGACCCTCCCGGGGGATCGATCCCCGATGCTGGCGCCGCTAGGCCGCCAGACGGTACAACTTCAGGGCTTCATCCTTTGGCAGCGTGTTAAGGATCACCACGCCCGGATAGGTCTTGTTCAGGTGCAGGACCGCCGTTTCAATGGGCCGACCCTTCAGGGGCAACTGGTAGAGCGGCGCCCCAGCCTGAGGCGCGCCTTTGAAGAAAACCGCCTTGTTCCGCAGCAGCGTGGCCAGGGCCTTGCTCTCGAGGTGCTGGCCGACAAGGTCGCCGCAGACCGTCTCAAGGCTGGCCGGGTAGGTCGCGCCATCGCCCAGGCCCAAGTCCAGAGGCGGATAGGTCGCGGCGATCCGCTCATTCAGCTGGGCGAGGTGATCCCACGTCACGCCCGGGGCCAGATGCGCCCAATCCGCCCCCCCATGGCCATCGTTGCCCACCTCGCCCCACCGGACGCCGTCCACATACAGGGTCGCCGTGTAGCAGTTCGTCTCATCCGAAGCGAAAGCGGCGTACTTGATGTTTTTCAGGGTGATCATGTTGACTCCTTTCAGGTGGCCCACAGCGGGCCAGACAGCCTGAAGGCGGGCCAGGGTTTCCCCCTCCCGCCCCGGGCCGGTTGTCGGCGATGCAGACGCCCCTAGCGGCGCCGAGACAGCCAAGCCTGAGCCTCGGCCTTAGACGCGAAACGGCCCGCTAAGGGGAACTGATGCGGCCCCCGGACCACGTACCAGCCGCCCAACAGCCGGTTATGAACAATCTTGATCATCTGAGACTCCTTTAAGGTCGGCCATCTGGCCCGGTTATCTAACGGATAGTCGGTTATCTAACGCCTCCAGTCAAGCGGGCGCCGGTGATCTAAAAGTGAATCCCCAGCGGACGCGCCTGGCCGGAGAGGGCGCCCGCCCCTAAGGGAAGGCGCCCCAGTCGAACCTGATCAGGCCGCTTTCGACCCGGACCGGGTAATGGCGAACCTCGCCCTAGGACCGTGTGAGATGATGACCGGATGCGCCCTTGCCTTAGCGCCGGTCCCGCCGCAAGCGCGGCATTCCTGACACTGCAGCCGCTTCCCCGCCTCAGCCGACGCCGGGCAGACGAACTCGCGCTCGCCTAACGGTTCGTCCGCTTGGCGGATTCGATAGGTCCGCCATCCCATAGCCCGGGCTAAAGCCGCCTCTTCAAGGCTTTCGACGGACGCCATGCACAGGGAAGCGAGTCCAGGATCGGCACGGCGCCACTGGTGGGTGAAGCCCGTGACCGATTTTGCATCGCTGGCCAGCATCTGCCAGACCCCCAAGGGGACAGCGCCAGGATCCCCATAGGCGCCGATCCTGAGGTCCTCGCCGGATCCGAACGCGATTAAGTCGGCTGGCGACCGAGCTCGATCATGGCGCCCTCGCTGATAGGCGCCCCAGGTTGACGCCGGTGCCTGCCAGGTCACCACGTAGCACCCGCCACCTAAAGCCGGACGCTGCGGACAGTCACCGCACACTGAAACGTCATCGCCGGATTTCACGGCCGCGTGCGGATGCAGGTCAGCGCGCATAATCCAGGTTTGCAGCTGGGCGCCGGTTTTTAGATTCCGGCTGTCTTTCGTCCCGATCAGGACAATCGGGGCGCCGTCTATAAGGCTTTCGCCTTCCCATAGGATCATCGGTCTTTTTCCTTTTAGGTGCGCCACAACGGCGCCGTTTCGGTTATCTACTGCAGCCGCCGGACATGCAACGCCGGGCGGTAGAGGCGGCGCCGGACTGAGCCAAAATCGCCCAGGGTGGCGCGCCAGTCTGGCCAGGGTTAGCGCCATGCGTCCCGATCAAGACAGCAAGCGAGGATGAGGACGGCGCCCGCAAGCGCGACTCCGTAGGTGATGAAGTGAAGCATTCTCTTTCCCTTCTAGGGGCGCCACAGGCGGCGCCAGACAGCCCAAAGGGACCGCACGCTAGGCGCCGGTCCCAAGGGGCGGGTTATCCGCTATGGGGCGAGGCTAAATCAGCCCTTGCGCCCTAAAAGACGTGACTCCATGAGCCGCGACTATGACGTGATCATGTACCGCGACGTTAAGGGCGCGACCCGCCTCGACCACTTGTCGCGTCATTTCGATATCGGCCTTAGAAGGAGTCGGATCGCCGGACGGATGGTTGTGGGCAAGGATCACGGCGCTAGCGTTTAGCATTAGGGCCCGCCGCATGACCTCCCGAGGATAGACGGGAGCGTGGTCTACCGTCCCCTCGTTCATGACCTCATCTGCCATCAGGCAGTTTTTCCGGTCGAGAAAGAGGACTCGGAATTGCTCCCGACCCTGCCACGCCATCCGCGTTCGAAGATAACTCGTTAATTGAGTCCACGAGGTAATGACCTCTCGCCGCGCCACGGGATCGCCTGCTAGCCTTTCCGCACCTTTCCGCACCACGGCAAGCGCGACCGCCGCCGGAAGGCCTATAAGCGGCTCCAGTGTCGCCACATCAGCGGAAAGGACTCGAGCAAGCTCGCCTTCGAAAGAGGACAGCACCAGCCCTGCCATCCCTTCGGCACCCTCGCCATGAAACGGACTCAAGAGGACCGCCAGCGACTCCAGATCCGTCAACGTGTCCGGCCCATAAGCCGCGGCTCGTTCGTGCAGACCCGTAACGGTCCCGTTCGACTGTAAGGTAAGCATCGCGTTTCCCTCTAGGTGCGCCACAATGGCGTCTGTCCCTTCCATCCGCCTTAAGCCGGTATCAGTCAAGCCCTAGACGCCATACAGCGCCACACACGCCAGACGCACACCCTGACAGCGACGGACTCCTTATAGTGGGGATAGACAGACGGACGGGAGCCGGAACCGGCGGCGCCGTTCTGGAGTCGCAGGGAGGGGAAGGGAAGGGAGGGAGGGAGGGGCGCCAGATCACCAGCCGACCTGTCCACCGAGTCCAAGCGCGACGGGCCTGCCAGACGCCATTCGGACCGTTCTACAGAACGCCACGGTATTTCGCCCGTCCCATGACAGACGCCAGACAGGCCCCTTCCACCCGTAAACCTCACAGGCCAGCATGCGCCGTGACAAAGCGCCCTAGGGACCGCCAGCAAACGCTAGGGACCGCTCCCCGGCTCCGGTCCGGCTCGGCCTCGTCTAGGCCTTGGGTGACGCCGCGAACCGCCCCGGACGCGCCGACCAGGCCGACCGACCCCGCCCAGCGCCGACCGGGACGCCGACCATGCGGATTGATAATCCCCCACCTCGACAACTCCCCAAAAGAAAAAGGGCTTGGTTTCCTGATCCTGTTATCCTAACGGTGATCTGAGTGTGATCTAACTGGCATACGGGAGATGGGTTGGTTATGGGCAAGGCTGGACCGAAGAAGGGTGAGTTGGCTGAGTTGAGGACGAGGGTGTTGTGCCTGGTCCAGGAGGTTCGGGATCTTCGGGCGACGGTGGAGATGATGACGCCGGCGTATGAGGCGCATCTGAAGAACCGGGAGGGGAGCCGAGAGGCGATGCGGCGATTGCGGGCTTCAAGGAAGGGGGAGGTTGTTCAGTGACTGGGAAGATGGTGGGCTATGCCCGGGTGAGTACGACGGATCAGGATCTGACGATCCAGCTGACGGCTTTGGAGAAGGCGGGATGTGATCCGGTGTTCTCGGAGAAGCGGTCTGGGACGAGCACGGACAAGCGGGTGGAGTTGGCCCGGTGTCTTCAGTACCTGCGGGATGGGGACACCCTGGTGGTGGCCAAGGTGGATCGGCTGGGGCGAAGCCTGGTGGATCTGGCGAAGATCGTGGACGGGCTTCAGCAGCGGGGTGTGAAGTTTCTGTCCCTGGATCAGAACTTCGATGTGGAGACGCCTGGGGGCAAGGCCATGCTGCAGATGCTGATGGTCTTTGCGGAGCTCGAGAACTCGTTCCGGCGCCAACGGCAGTCCGAGGGCATTGCCGCGGCAAAGGCCCGGGGGGTCTACGATAACAGGCGGACGCAGCAGATGCGGTCCCGGCGGGCTTATGGCAAGCGGCTGCTTGAGCAGGGCCTGACGTACCAGGAGGCGGCGGACAAGTGTGGGCTGCACCGCTACACGCTCTACAGGCACTACCCCGAGTTCCGACGGGAGGAGATGCCCGAGGAGGAGGTTCGCAAGCGGGTTGACGGCCGGAAGAAGCGGAAGGTCGAGCGCGAGGAAGCCGAACTGGAGAAGACCATCAGGGCCGCTCGGAGGGCCGAGAAAAAGGTAGCAGCACCCGTGGTTTCGCCTGAACCGCCACCCCCATTACCGCCGGCGAAGAAGACCCTTTGGGGCAAATTATTCCCCTCTACCCCGGGTTCGTGAGGCAAGGTCTTGCTTTCTCGGTCTTGCAGGAGCAATTCTCGGCACGGCCCCGCCCTGCGGGGAGGGCGGTTGTGGTGGGATCGGGGGACAGGCTTGACCGGCCTGTAGGGTCTTTTGGCGGATTTCATTCTTGCGCGGGGCGGGCTGGTCCTGGTGGACGGGGAAGACCTGGATCTGCTGGAGGCCCATGCCCGCACCTGGCGTCTGTGGCGCCACCGCAAGACCTCCCCCTTCTATGTGGTCCGGGACGAGAGCAGCCTGGGCCACCACTTCCGGGTGATCCTGCATCGCCTGGTGGCGGTTCGCATGGAGCCGCGGATGCAGGACGACCCGATGCGCTTCCGCGTCACCGCGATCAACAGGGACTTCACCGATGTTCGTAGGGAAAATCTGGCGATCTCGTTCGCCTCAAGGGGCTCCGGCCGACTTCCCATCAACCGCAAGCCCCGAGGCTACCGAGCCTACGCCGGCACCCTCAAGAGCGCCCCCACCGTCACCAACCCCCTCTGGACAGGGGGGGTTGAGTTCCGCCTTGACCGGAGCCGCAAGCACAAAGGCACACACCTTGGAAACCACCTGCGACCCTACTCCCCAAACCTCGGCACATTTATCGACGGAGCAGCTGCTGCGGGAGGCGATGAACCGGGAGGCCATCCGGTGGATCAGCGTGCTGGACAACGATCAAAGGGACGCCGAGGGCAACCCGCTGTTCGACTGGAAGGTCCGCAAGGAGATGTTCCAGATGGCGCAGGACTGGCTGATCCGGTCCCGGAAGCTGTGGCCGCCGGAAGACAATGACGCCGAGGGCGAGGGCGTCACCAACCTGCGGGACTGGATGAACAACCCTGAGAACGTCGCCGCCCTGGAGACCATGTTCAAAGCCAGGGGCTGGTTGCCGCCGATCCCGAAGAAGGCGGGACGGCCGACGAAGGCCGAGGCCGCGGCGCGTCAGACTTTCAAAGAGCAGAAGCAGGCTCTGAAGAACGCCGAGTTCCAAGAGGACGACAGCACCCTGCAGGCCCTCATGAAGGGCAAGATCCCGAAGTCCAAGGAGGACGACCAATGAGCAGCTACATGCGTTTCTTTGAGGTGGTGCGCTCGGATGGCGTGACCGTGCGGGTCAACGCCAATGCCGTGAGTGCGATCATGGAGACCCAGACCAAGGGCGGTGAAGCCCGGGCCTCGATCATCATGAACAACAACATGACTATTGCCACCCGTGACCTGGGCATGCCCGACGTGTGGGCGCTGTTCGTGGAGGCGGCGGGTCACGCCGTCCACATCGCCCGGGAACCGAACCCGGCCTACGTGGCCTGATGAGCGGCTACATCGAAGTCGAGGTGGCGGGCAACCACAAGGCCTACGTCGAGGCCGGCTCCATCGTGGGGGTGATCCACTCCCCTGGGCTGGGTCGCGACGACCAGGCCACGCCCGACGCTCCGATGACCGTGATCCTCCGGGGGGGCGACAGCCTTGAGAACGTGTATGGGATCAGCCCCTCCATGCTGATCCTCTACGCGACCGGGTGCCGGTGGGCGCTGCGCTTCAACAAGCGAAAGTTCGGCATGCTCCTGGCGATAGATGCCCGGGCCGACTTCGAGAACACCCTCATGACCCTGCAGCAGCAGATGGAACTGGAACATGGCCGCCCCTCCTGAGCATTGGCTTCCGGCCTTCATGCACTTCATCTCCAAGATCCGCATCACCTCAAAGGAGTTGGAGAAGCCGACCGCAATCATCCCCTACGACGCGCAGACGCGGTTCCTTGAAGCGATGGCCTCGGGGCTGCAGGAGGACATCCACCACTTCGTCTGCCTCAAGGCCCGCCAGCTGGGTATCTCCACGATCCTCCTGGCGCTGGACATCTTCTGGCTGCAGATGTTCCCCGGCCTTCAGGGCGCCCTGATCGCGGACACCGGCGACAACAAGGAGACCTTCCGCGAGACCATCACCGAGATGCTCGACAGCCTGCCGGCCGGGTACAAGGTCAAGGTGCGCCGGCACAACCGCAACGCCCTGATCCTGGCCAACGGATCCAGGCTTCAGTACATGAGCGCCGGCAAGGCGGGGAACACGGGCCTCGGCCGATCCCGCGCCCTGAACTTCGTCCACGCGACCGAGTGCTCTTCATGGAAAGATCAGGTCGGCCTGGACTCCGTGCGCGCCGCCCTGGCCCTTGAGAACCCGAACCGGCTCTACATCTTTGAGAGCACCGCCCTGGGCTTCAACCTCTTCTACGACATCTACGAGGAGGCGAAGGACAGCGGGATCCAGAAAGCGTTCTTCATCGGCTGGTGGGCCAAGGAGATCTACCGGATCCGGGAAAACACCTCGGAGTTCGACCGCTGGTGGAACATCAACCCTGAGCTCACGGAAGAGGAAGACGCTCTCACCCTGGAGGTGCTGGAGGAATACGGCCACCAGATCACGCCTGAGCAGTGGGCGTGGTTCCGCCGGGAGTCCTTCAACAAGAGCCAGTCCTCGCTGCACTCCGAGTTTCCGACCACTGAGCGGCTGGCCTGGCAGTCCACCGGCTTCCCGTTCTTCTCCATGAACCGGGTCAACCAGGATCAGGTCTTCATCCGCAACCAGCGCGTGACCTTCAACGGCTACCGCTACGAGTTGGGAGAGAAGTTCCTCGCCATGAAGTGCTCTCCGACCACGACCCTGGACGACATCGAACTGCGGGTCTGGGAAGACCCCAAGCCCGACGGCGTTTACGTCATGGGCGTCGATCCTGCCTACGGCCGAGACGAGTGGAAGGACCGCTCCGTCATCTCCGTCTGGCGCTGCTACTCCGACAAGATCGTTCAGGTGGCCGAGTACGCCACGCCCTGGCCTGAGACCCGCCATGTGGCCTGGGTGATGGCACACCTCGCCGGCTGCTATCGGAACGTGATCATCAACCTTGAGATCACCGGCCCGGGCGGCAGCGTCATGCAGGAGCTCAACTACCTCCGGCAACAGATGCAGTACGGCAAGCTGAAGGAAATCGCGGCCGATCTGAACCCGGAGTGGGCCTTGGACCAAGCCCGCTGGTTCCTCTACCACCGGGTAGACTCCATGGGTCCGGGGTACATGTACAACTGGAAGACCAGCGTCGAGAACAAGCTGCTCATGCTCAACCGCTTCCGAGACTCCTACAACACCGAGGAGCTCATTGTGCGGTCGCTGCAGCTGCTGGACGAGATGATCACGCTGGTTCAGGAGGGGTCATCCATCCACGCCGCCGGCCGCGGCAAAGACGACCGGGTCATGGGCGCGGCGTTAGCGCACTACGCCTGGGCGGAATGGCAGCGGACCAGCATGATGGCCAATGGCGAGACCTTCGATAAGGTCCAGAGCCGCGAGGCCGAGGTCATGAAGGCGGGGCGCCCCGTCATAGATTGGATCGTGCCTCGGCACATGGCAGCGGCCGAGGCGGAAGCCAGGCGGCAGGAACTCAAGCGGCTTCTGGAGGAATGATGCCTGTTACCCGTACCTACCTGTGCGACGACTGCGGCTATCGCTTCACCCAGTTCCACATGAGCCGAGAAGACCCGGCGCCGGAATGCCCCGCATGCTACGCCGCAACCCACAGCATCCCAGGCGGCTTCAACATCACGACCAGCAAGGCCAAGGCTGTGGACATGGTGCAGAAGATTGCCGAGGAGGACTACGGCATGACCAACATGCGCGATGGCGGCCGTGAGGGCGATGTTGCCGCCCTGGGGCCGTCTCAGGTCCAGTCGTCCGAGGCTGAGATGCTCACACGCCAGATGATGGCTACGCAGCCTCAGATCAACGAACAGCAGGCCGATCTGGTCAACTCGTTCTGGAAGAACAGCATGTCGGGAGCCGCTATCCCCGGCGCCGGAAACCCCAGCCTGACACCGGAGCAGCAGCGCGATCAGATCCTGGCCGCAGGCGCTGTTGCCTCAAGCCAGGCCACCGGCATGGGCGCCGATCCCATCGGGTTGATCCATGAAGCCGGAAAGCGTGGTATGGCTGACACGCGCCTCGAGGTGTTGAACCCGAAGGAAACCCGGAGCCTGAAGACGTGATCATTCCCAAGGACGGCAAGAACCTGGTCCGCTGGACGCAGGAACTGATCGATGAATGCACGGTGAGCGTGGAGCGCCGCCGGCAGGAGTACAGCACCTGGAAACAGCTTTTCTACACGGGGTCCACCACCGGGACGCCGTCCAAGCACAACCGCTGCTACTCCCACATCGACAAGCTGTCGTCCTTCATCTTCTCCCCCACTGACGTGCGCTTCGATCTGGAGTGCGAGAGCGATGACGAGAAGCAGTGGACTGAGCGCCTTGACGTGGCGGCGCGCTATCTCAACCGCCAGTTCGTCCGGCAGAAGTGCGACCTCGCTTTCTCCGAAGCCGTCCTGTGGTCCCTGATCAAGGGCAGCACCATCATCAAGCAGGTCTGGGGCCGGGGCGGTCTTGAGCCCTGGGTGATCCAGCCTGAGTTCTTTGGCGTGCTGCGCGAGGACATCCCCTCGCTGGATCGGCAGGACGCCTTCGTTCACACCTTCTACCTGACCCCGACCCAGTTCCGGCGCCTGCTTGGCGAGCGACCGGACAAGGAAGAGATCCTGCGCCAGGCCACGGCCGGGTTCGCTCCGACGGACTCGGAGGTGACGGGCGAAAGCTACGGCGCAGACATGGTCACAGCTGGATCTGCGTCTATCCCCGGCATCCTCCTGCCAGGTCAGCAGGGCCAGCAGCAGCGAGGCGCTGTGGACTGGATCACCAATCCGGCCGGTCCCATGCTGGCCCAGGGCGTGGCCAACCAGCTGATCCGCGTGGACGACCTCTGGGTCATGGACGATGATCGCGAGGACTGGACAACCATCCGCTACGTCGCACCAGACCTGATCATCGAGGGCCGCTATCGCCGGCGGAACCTGTCCGACATTCCAGGATCTCACCCGTTCGTGCGGGTCTGCTCCTCCGAGGTGCCGAACTATTTCTGGGGCCGATCCGAACTGGCCAACGTCTACGAGAACCAGAAGCTGCTGACCGCCCGGGTCAACAACCTTGACGCCATGTTCAACCTGATCGCCAAACCCGCTCGTTCCTTCCGCGGCTTCAGCGGCCTGACTGAAGACAAGGCTCGAGCCCTGCTGTCGCCTGGCGGCATCCTCACCGACCCGTCTCCGACCGGCGAGATCAAGGATCTGGCGCCCACCATCCCGCCCGGGGCGATGGAGTACATCAACACCCTCGACAGCTGGTTCAACGAGGCGGCGGGCTTCACCGCCATCATGCAGGGTCAGGGCGAACCCGGGGTCCGCGCTGGCTCCCATGCCGACACTTTGCTGCGAACCTCCTCGCCCCGTCTTCGCACCCGCGCACTCATTGTGGAGAAGCAGGTGGCCGATTTCGGGGAGATCTGCCTGAAGATGCTTCAGACCAAGGACGCCAGGATCCTGATGGCCGGCACAGACAATGCCTTCCTCTTGGACACCCTGCCCGAAGATCTTGAGGTCACGGTGGACAGCCACACCTCGTCCCCGGCCTTCTCCGGCGACAACGCCAACATGGCCATGGCGCTGAAGCGAGCCGGAGCCATTGATGACGAGACGCTGATCGAGATGATGCATCCGCCCCGCCAGGATCGGCTGGTCGCCCGGGTCAAGGCGCGAGAAGACGCACAATCCCAGCAGATGCAGGAACTGAAGAAGCTCGACCCCGAACAGTGGGCAAAGGCCGTTTCAGGCGGTGGCCGCAAACGATAGATAAAATAGGGCGGTTCGGACTGATCGCCCTTTCAGCGCCTCACAATTCCCGTGCCGACTGATGCGGTAGCAGGGGCTAGGGCAAGAAGTCCTGTGAAATGAGGGCGTTGACGAAATCTTCTAGTGCGCTGTATTCCTCTTGTTGCCTGAGGTTCCTTGTCCCAACCGGGAACCGACGGCTCTCCCCGACGCGGCAATCCCGCCGCGTTGTAGCGGTTCAGGAGTATCCCATGGCCCGTAAGCGCAAGTCCCGCCGGAAGTAAGCCTTCCGGTTCACCACAGGTGAATCCATGCCTCCCTTGCCGATGATGATGCCGCCTATGGGATCTGCGGGTCCAGCCAGTCCCCCGACTGCAAACCCCGGAGCCATGGCCGACTCAATGTCAAAGGTGAGGGAGGCAATCCACCTCCTGGAACTTGCACTGCCTGGCCTGGCGATTGGCAGCGAGCCCCACTCTGCGGTGGTGAAGGCCCTGCCAGGACTGTCCAAGGCTGTTCCCGCCACTGAGGCGGTGAGCGGCGTACAGAACACCCAACTCCTCGCGCTCCAGCAGCGGGCTCAACAGAGCGCCGCGATGCAGGCCGTGATGCGAGCCATGGGCGGCGGCGCTGGTGGTCCCCCTGGGGGCCCCGGCGCACCTCCCGGTCCCCCTGGTCCGATGGGCGGCGCTATGCCTCCCCCCGGCGCTCAACCCCCGATGATGTAGGAGGCCCTCATGGCCCAAAACGGTACCCCCATCTTCACCCCGCCGATGAACTCCCTGATCAAGGAAGACCCGCAGATCGTGCGCGTCCCCCTCGACTACACCGAGTTCGGCGCCCGTCCGTCCAGCGTGAACGCTGCGGACTTCAAGTCGAACATCTTCCCCGTTCGGAACCTCCCGAACGGTCAGTAATCCTCTCGCACCCCAACCCTCCACGACAGGTTAGGAACCATGGCTCAGATCCCCGACGACCAACTTGATGCGCTCCTGAAAGCGGCCCAGCTTCTGCAGACCCTGCAGGCGAACCCGCATGCGCTCGTCCACCTGGAGAACTCGATCAAGGCGGTGAACCCGAGCGTCGAGACCTCTGCAGAGATTGCGGCGCGTCAGGCGAAGCCCCTGATCGATCCCATCCAGCAGAAGCTGGACGAGGTCAATCAGAAGCTGGAAGACCGGATCAGGGCCGAGGACGAGCGCGAGGCGTCCACAAGGACCGCTCTCGCTGAGTCGCACCTGTCTTCAACCTTCAAGCGCCTGCAGGAGCAGGACGGCTACACGGCCGAAGGGATCGAGAAGATCAAGGAACTGATGGTCAACAGGAACATCGCGGACCCCGATGCGGCCGCGGCCCTGTTTGACCGAATGAATCCCCCGAAGCAGGAACAGGCTGCGTGGGAACCCCAACGGTGGAACCTCGAAGAGAACGCCATCGAAGGGGATGTGAAGAGCCTCTTCTCGGACCCGGACAAATGGGCCGACAACACCGTGGGCCAGGTGCTCCTTGACGAGCGCCGCCGGTCCTCCTCCGAATGATCAGAAGGAAGTAGATAATGGTTTCGCCGGTTTACGGAACGGGTGTCGTCCCCAATCAGGGCGCGATCACCAACGAACTCAACGCCGTCACCCGGCGGGCCTTTGTGCCGAAGATGGTGGTGCAGATCTACAAGGCTGCTCCTCTCCTTAACGCCTGCCTTCGCAACGCGCAGCGGGCCAAGGGCGGTCTGTCCCAGATCTCGGTTCCGGTTCAGGGCTCGTCCTTCGTGTCGTTCAACTGGGCCGGCTACTCGGGTTCGTTCCCGCAGCCGACCGTGGCCAACGCCGCCCAGACCGCAGGCTTCAACCTGTCAGTCGGCACCGTTCCCGTCCCGCTCCTGGGGATGGAGAGCATGGTTCAGTCCAGCGAGGCCATCATCCCGCTGGTGAAGGCCCGTATGGCGGACGCCACCACCGTGGCCATCCAGTCCATCGCGACTTCGCTCTTTTCCTCGTCGGGCGCCGATCCGCTGGCCGTCAACGGCCTCCTGGATGTCTACGACGACGGCACCACGGTGAGCACCTACGGCGGCATCAGCCGGACCACGAACACCTTCTGGAAAGCCACCAAGTACACCACCGCCATCACGCCCACCCGGTCGAACATGATCACCCGAATCATGCAGACCACGTCGGCCGCTGGCGGTGACTCCCCGGACCTCGTCGTCATGTCCCTGGGCGACTGGTGCACCCTGCTGACGGACTTCATGCTCATCGAGCAGTTCAACACCGGCCCGAACAGCCGCTACGGCAACGACGACGCCGTCAACGCTGGCTTCCGGTGCCTGATGCTCGGCAACACCCCGATCATCGCGGACCCCTTCTGCCCGAACGGCAAGGCGTTCGTCATCAACACGAAGTACCTGGCCCTCTACCTCTCCGAGTACGCCAACTTCGCCTGGTCCGGCTTCCACAGCCTGATCCCCAACAACCAGCTGGCAAGCGTCGGCGTTGTCATCATCGGTCTGGCCCTGGCCTGCACCAAGCCCTCCACGGGGATGCAACTGTCGAACGTCAACGGCGCCGCGTTCTAATCCGGCCACACAAGGACACCCGACATGGCTATCACCCTTCAGAGCGGCGCGGGCATCGGCCTGGTCACCAAGCCGCTGGCTGGCAACAACAACTTCCTGTCCCTCCCGGCCGGACAGACCTACATCGTGCCGGCGGGCCAGTACTACATCGACACGGGCGCCTACGTGCAGGTCCAGACCCTGGATCCGATCAGCGGCATCTGGCGCGAGGTGACTGGAGGCGGCACGGACAAGATCACCTTCGTCAACAGCGACGGTGCGAACGTCCGGGTCGCCAACCTGACGGGCTGCCCCATCGGTTCGCTCATCACCAACGTCGGTTCGGGCTACACCTCGGCCCCGACCGTGACGGCCTCGGCAGGTAGTTCGACCTGGCGGGCCATTGTCGGCGGCGCGGTCAACACTACGGTTACGATCACGACGGCTGGCTCGGGCTACGTCTATCCGCCTCAGATCATCGTTGACGCGCCGCCCGCCGGTGGTGTCCAAGCCACGGCTACCTGCACCATCTCGGGCGGCGCGATCAACGCCGTGGCTGTGGTGAACCAGGGCGCGGG